AGTGTTTACCATCAATTTTAAAATTAGTTGCCATTTAGCATTTCCTTTGCGTTTTGTTTAACTTGTTCAACTCTTGCTAACCATCCTTTACCAAAAGTATTGAATAAAGCTAGCGACCTATAAAACTGTTCTTTCTGTGCAGAATATTTATCTATTAAATTATTAGTATCAGCGTTATGGATTGCAGTCATTGTATTTTGCCCAATAATGCCATCAGAAACGCATCCTAGAGATTTTTGTAATAATCTAATACTTTGCCCCACACCCATATTTACGGCAGCGTCAAATGCCATATAATCTAAACCTGTTGGTAATTGGGGGCAATATGCTTTGTTCCAATATAATGCTTCATAAAATGGTTTAACATCACTATATTGCAATTTAGCCATCTCACCATCTTCAATTGGTCGTTTTAACCAAGTTGACCATGCGTTTTTAGTTACACCCATCATTGTTTCGCCACCAGGGTCTTTAGGATTATTTACATATCCACCTTCTGACTTCATTACCAATTCAAACGACTTTTGAAAATTATTGTCCAATTGGTGTACTCCTATGCAACATTTCATCTTTGTTTTGACTTGATGCAGAACTACCAAAATAAAAACTTACAATAGCTGTCCATGCCGTTCCAAGTGAACCCAACATTAAAAGTAAAGCATCTGACTTGGTTACATTATCAGTCATTAATCCAAACAGAATACCAAAGAATCCTATTGTTACACCTATTGCAAGAATCGCAGGAATAGATGATTTAGTCGCAGCTTGCATATCTCTAGCAGATTTACGATCATCTACTGCTAGTTTTTCAAAGTCTAAGCCTAATTCTTGTGCTTTGGCTTGTAATTCAATTTCAGCTTGTTTTAGGCTTGCTAATTGGTCAGCAGATAACTTACCTGATTCAATAGTATTTTGCACTTCTTTTTCATCTATGCCTAAAGCTTTAGATATAGCAGATACAGCTAATCCAGCAAGTGGGCCACCAAGTGCAGTCGCTATGCCTGGTGCAATTTGACTAAGCCATTCCATGTTATTCCTTCAACAATATAATAAACATCATACAAATTAATGCAAATATTGTCCACCAACGAAACACATCCTCATCCACGCACAATATCCTTTTTAGTTCTTACAATTACTTTATGCTCTTTAAAAAACTTAGCTTTAGGCTTTTCTAATCGTTTTATTTCAAAATGTAAATAAATAACATACGACCATATAACTACTTCAATAATAAATACCGCAAACCAATACTTAACCCAGCTCATACAAGATTAAAATAAAACAACAAACAAGTAATCACAAAAGCAGCAAACCAACAATAAAACTGCACTCGCCTTACATCTTCGAGCTTATGCCCATAATACTTTTTACTTTCTATATGCTCTTTCTCAACTACTGCCTTTAATTCTAAAACCTTACTCCATTCCTTACTTCCGTATTTGGCTTTAAATTCTTTTTCAGCTTCGTTTTCTGCTTTAATAATCGCACTTTGATTCTGATACTCTTGGATTGCTCGATATATCATCGAGTTTTCCATTGCTTCTTCGTGTAACTTATGTTTCTTTCGTGCTTCTAATTCTTGTAATGCTACTTCCGTTCCATCATGCTGAATATTCTCAATAGTCTTAGTGAGTTTTTTACCAGCCTCACGACTTTGTTCTAGGCTTCTTGCTAAAGACTCAGTTCCTTGTGCAATGACGTTTTCCACATTACCTACTCGCAAATAAATGTGTAATATATCCTACAATTGAACTTAAACCAGATACCACCATCATACCGACCCAAAACCCACCACGACCTTTATTAGCCATTGCAAGCAATTCTTTAATGTCGCTTCGCATTTCAGCCACTTCTTTTTCCATAGCTTCAACTTTTTGCCACATTACTCCAATCTTTACTGGGTCAATTTCAGTCATATCCACACCTATGTTTTCATAATAAATGCTAGTGCATAGTAAGGTGGCATATTTGCGTTTGTACCACTCGTACCTGCTGATTGGTTTGTTGTTGAAGTTGCAACTGTAATTCCTGTAGTTGCTGTTGCAGTATTAATGCTAGTGCTTAAATTAGCACTTGCTTGTAAAAGAGCTGAAGCACTTCCAGCAGATGATCCATAAGGAATCCCATGTGCGTGTCCAGCATCTGTTACTGTTGATGTAGATGTTGCTGTATGGGTATGACTTACAACAATAGCGTCAGTAGAGCCACCTGTCGCACCAACAGCATAAGTATTACCTGCACCTAAAATAAATGAATTTCTTAAATCAGGTGTGCTATTTGTTCCATCACACAAAACCCATCCACTAGGAATAGAACCAATTGAGCCTGACCAAATCGCGATTAATCCACTAGGAATAGATGATGCTTGTGCTGGTGCATTTTGCAGTATTCCATATAAATTATCATAAGTTTGAATTTGATTATTATTAGATTCAGTCAATACAAACTTATAAGAATATCCTTGTGTTAACCATATTTCTGTTGTCGGTCTACCATCACTACCTAAAATAATAGGATTAGGATTAGGAATTAATCCATTAACGTCTGAATAAGTCGTTAAAGGTGTTGATGATCCTGCTTGATATGTATATATATATCCAGCGTTTAAAGGTAATCCAGTTGATGTAAAAAACTGAAATCCGTTACCAATCGGTGATAATAAGACTGACATAATTATTGTCCTTGATTTCTTAAATTAATTAACTCTTTTAAACTTGATGCACCAACTACACCTGGCTGAACAGGCAATACTTCACCAGTTTTTTTAGGCAATTCTAAAAATGAACGTAGTGTTTTATTAGAAACACCCTGCTCTAAATATTTTGCAGTTTTAGGATTTCTCAATAACATTTGTGCTAATTTTGGTGCAGCATAACCAAGAGCAGCACCTTCAGCAGCACTTTTTAAATCACCTTGATAAGCACCATAGACAGCACCACCAACTAAAGCTGGAGCTGCTTGTGCAGATAAACGTGCAATAGTTCCACTATTAGGAACTTTAGATTGCAATATATCTTTACCAGCTCTTGCTAAGTTTGCTAATTCTCTATCTTCTGCATATAAAGCATTACGTTTTCCTTTTGTTGCTAATGAATTACTTAATAAACTTGGGCTTATATTGCCTTGTTCATTTTTAAGAACAACATCTTCAATTTTTTTCATATTGCCATACTGCGTATTAGTTTTCTTTAATAACGCAATATCATCAGAATTTTTTATTGAATTTTTTAATCCACTTAATAAAACTTCTTTTAAATCTTGTGCGTAATGTGATATGTTGCTGTTTTGTGAAATTAATCTATCTAGTAATTTTTTTTGTGCTTGAAATTGTTGACCTGTTAAAACACTTCTGTTTTCACTTGCTTTATTGATAATATCATCAACAATATTTTTAATAATGGTTTGTTCAGACGCTGGCAATGTTTTTAAAGCCTCATCTCTTACAGAAGCTAAATCTTTATAAACATTTCCTGATATTTTTGCACCATATTTATTATATAAGTCATCGTAAACATCGCCTAAACGATTCTTAGCATTTTGTATTACATCTGGAGTAATTGCTGTTGCATCTTCTCCCATAGTTTTTGCTATTGCTTTATTGTAGGCAGTTTGTTGTTGTGCAGCAAATTCAACTTCTTTGCCAACTGTAAAAGGATTATCACTTAAAGCTGCTTTTGTTCTATTTAAAAATTGAGAACCTGTTGCTTGTGCAACATCAATTGGAACTCCAGCATCTCTTAATATTTTTACATTATCTTGGCTAATTTTTGATAATTGGTTTTGAAACGGCTGTGCTAAACTTGTAGCCGTTTTTGCAACACCCCCAACAACACCACCAGCAGCACCACCAACTAAAGCATCTTTTAATTTTTCTGTTAAAAATGATTTATTTTCATCAGTTACAGGAGTTGTTAAAGCATTTGCAATTGCACCTTGAGCAGCACCTTTTGCAACACCACCTAACATTGTTTTTGCTGGGCCACCAAAACCAGGAATTAATTTATTAACAGGATTTGCCATCATTCCTGTAACTTCACCAACAGCACCTGTAATTGGGTTAGCTTCAATATAGGGTTTAGTTGTTTCTTCCGTTTTTTTAATTTGTTCTAAAGCGTGTTGTTCAATTGCTTTACCTGTGTCTGGAGCAACTAAACTTACACCTTTACCAACTAATTGCTCAATAGCACCAGCACCCCTAGAAATCGCACCACCAAAACCAGCTGCAAAAGCATTTATTTTATTTGTATCTGTAGATTGTTTATTTTCTAAGACAGGTTTATTTTCTTCTTTTGGTGCTTCAGATAAACTTCCTTTTTGCAATGCTTGGAAAAATCCTTCATCATCACTTGGTTCTTTTTGTAAAGAAACATTTTTAAAATCAGATTTTACATTTGGCATTAATACTGTATGCACAGGGTCTTTTTTTCCTAAAGGTCTATGCAATCCAAATTGATTTAAAAAATCTTCAGGAACATCTGCACTTATATCAACAGCATTTGTGTGATATATTTCCTTTTTATCAATATCTGGATTTGTAGGCATATAGATGCCTTTATCGCCTTTTTTCCATCTTTCAAACAATTCTTTTTGTTTTGCGTAACTTCTAGCACCACTTGTTATTGGCAAATCTTTACCATATTTTTCTTTATAAGCTAGTTGAGCTTGTGAAATTCTTTCGCTTAAATCAGGATTTACCCCTTCTAAAATATTTTTTTCTTTAGAAACAGGCTCAATTGTTACTGTAGCTTTGGGTTCTCCCAAGCCTGAAGCAAAAGAATCGAAAGCACCCATTATTCAAGATTTCCTTCTAATAATTTTTTATACTTCGACATTTTTCTGCCAAGCTCAGATTTTTGTTGTTCATTTAAACCAGAAGTTAATTCTTTAAAATCTTTTTCATTTTTAGATTTGTAAGCATCATAAGCATTAATCGCTAATGGATCAAAAGCATCTATCATTGCATTATCATATAAACGCTTAACTTGTATGCTTCCGTATTTATTAATTGTATTTTCTAAACCTTGTTGATAATTTTTACTATGTTCAATTAAAGGTTTTAATTGTTGCATAGCTTTATAAATTGCAGTAGGATTTTTCCCTGCGTCAGCCAAAGATTGTTGAGCACCTTCTAATTGTTTTACAAATTTTCCACCTAAAGCTGCATTTTTTTGTAATCCTAAATCAGCAATATTCTTTTGAATAATATCTCTAGCTGCTGCTGCTTTTTCTTCTGCTGTACTTCCTGCAAGATTACCAAATACAGATTGCAAACCAGCTATTGCTTCACTACCTTTACCTGTTTGTGCTAATGGTAAATATTTTAAAACTGTATTTATATTGCTTAATGTAGGTGCAGCAGTATTAGCAATTTCTCTTGCAGCTTCTCTTGATTCTTGCATTCCAGCAATAGTTGTTGGGCTTTCAGTAGGTGCAATACGCATATTTGCAGGTTGACCACCACTAATTGGTAATGGTTTTTGTACAATTTGACCAGTAATAGGATTTTTTTCCATAACTGTTGGATTGCCTGAAACATCTTGACCTTGCACAGTTTGTTGACCACCGATTTGAGATTGAACTTCTGTTGGTGTCATTTGTGATTTTCTGAAGTTATTAAAATAACTTAAAACTTCAGATGGATTTGTTTTAGCTGTTTCTATTAATTGATTACCTAAACCAGATTTATCTTCTATGCCATGTACTTTTAAATATTCTTGACTAGCTTTTAATTTCTTAATCATTTCATTAACATTACCATTTACAAAATCAGGATCAGTAGCATATTGACCTAGAATTGATTTTGTTAAATTGCCTTGGTGCATATTTAAATCTATGCCAGCTTTTTGAGCTTCAGTTTGTAATCTATTGGATTCAGCAATTTTACCTGCAATAGTGGGTTCTTTTGTTTGCTTTGCTATATCAGACGCTATTTGTGCTGTTTCTGATTTAGCTTGTTGCTCAGCAATCATTGATGGATATAATTCTTTTAACTTACTTAATTCATAAGAAGATTTACTGATATTCAACATATCAGCTAAAGACATACCTTTAGATGGCTCTACTCGTATAGCACTTGTGTCAGTTCTAAAATCTGCCATTATTTATCCTGGTAATATAGAATAATCATATCCACCACCACCAGCCGTTGGTGTTGGTGATCCTTTTCCTAAAGTTGACAACAAAGCATAATTACTTAAATTATTAATTCCACCAGAATAAGCATTAGCAGCACCCACTTGACCAGCTGCTTGAGCTTGTCCAATACCTTGTGTAAGTTGAGCCACGTTTGTACCTGTGCCAAGTAATGCGTTTGATGCACCTGTAGCACCTTGCATACCAATACCTGCTATTCCTGATAAACGATTAAATATATTGGTTTGTTGTGCTTGATAGTTATTAAATGCGTTTTGATATGCGTTTTGTGCAAAATTTTGAGTATAATCCTGCAACCCTTTTAATGCGTTTCCACCTACTAGACCACCTGTCGCATTAGAAGCTGCATTTGTTGCTCTTTGACCTTGATCTAAAGAAAAAGCATAATTAGGTGCTAATTGAGAATTTAAATCAGCGTTGCTAAATGACCTTAATAAATAAGGTAATTCAGAATTAAAAGCATTTACACCTGTTTGACCTAAATCTTGATAAGGTTTATAAAATTGACTTGCTTCTCTGCCTGTTGATAGTAATTGTGCTTGTGCAGCTGCATTTGCATCGGCTTGCGTTTGAGCAGCTCGTTGTGCAGCGTTGCCTTGCATTACACCACCCAAAAGAGTGCCACCAACAACGATTCCTGCTGTTACAGGGTCGTTTTTCTCACCATAGGCAACACCCCCAAAAGGGTCACCAATGGGGTCGTGCATACCCATTGCTTTAGTTTGAGCCCTACTAGCATAAATTTTAGTCAACATATTTGCACCTATCGCATTTTAGTATAATTTTACTACCTTCTCTAGCAATTTCATAGAATCCTAGACGTTTACAAAAAATTAATCCTTTATCATAATTTTCCATAA